ATCAACTACACAAACTATAAAAATTATACCTAGAGTATATGCAACATCTGTAACAATAAGTTTAAGAGATGACAGTACAAATAACGTTGTTTCTTTTACACTTCCTAAAGCAGAGATTAAAGGTAATTATTTAGAACTATCTAATATTTTTTCTTTAAAAGAAGGGCATTTTTACGATTTAAAAGTTTATGAGATAAGAGGAAGCTATAAGCAATTTAAGGAAATAGTTATTGCTTTAGGTGGAACGTTTGAGGACAACACTTGTTTATTGACTTCTTTAGAAGCGGATGGTTTAGTTAATACAACTGATCTGGATATAATTTACAGAGATAAAATATTTTGTACTGCACAATCAACAAACCAATCAAATAACGAAAGCTATTCAGTCAATAAAGACGAATATAAATCAAAGAGTGGTAATAACGATTTTATAATATTATGAGTAAAAACATAAATAAATACAGAAAGCCAACGGTGGCTAAAAAGAAAGATTCAAAGATTAGCTTTGTAAATCTATCAACTTATAGTTCTCCTAAAATTGTAGAATCTAAAAGTAAAGAGTGGGTTGAGTTTGGTGCTAACAATAATTACTTTCAATTCTTAATTGATAGGTATAATGGAAGTCCAACAAATAGTGCAGTTATAAACGCTATTTCTCAAATGATTTTTGGTAAAGGTTTAGATGCAACAAACAGTTCTAAAAAACCAGAACAATATGCTTTAATGATTTCTTTATTTAAAAAAGATGTTGTTAGAAGATTAGCTTACGATTTAAAATTAGCTGGGCAATGTGCTATTCAAGTAATTTATTCAAAGGATAAGAAGAAAATTCAAAGGGTTGAACATTTACCAATTGAAACTTTAAGAGCGGAGAAATGTAGTGCAGACGATAAAGAAGTACAAGCATATTATTACCATCCAGATTGGGCAAATGCAAAGCCAAGCGATGAGCCTAAAAGAATACCAGCGTTTGGTGTTTCTAATAGTCCACAACCTATTGAGATTTTATATATAAAGCCTTACAAAGCTGGAATGTATTATTACAGTACACCAGATTATCAAGGTGGCTTACAATACGCAGAATTAGAAGAAGAAGTTTCAAATTATCATTTAAACAACATTTTAAACGGACTTGCTCCATCAATGTTGATTAATTTTAATAATGGAATACCAGATGAAAATGCACAAACAATAATTGAGAATAAGATAAAGAATAAGTTTTCTGGAAGTTCAAATGCTGGTAAATTTATATTAGCTTTTAATGACGATAAAGAATCTGCTGCTGATATTACACCAGTGCAATTAAGTGATGCACATAATCAATATCAATTTCTTTCAGAGGAATCACAAAAGAAAATAATGGTATCGCATAGAGTTGTTTCTCCTATGTTATTAGGTGTAAAAGATTCAAGTGGATTAGGTAACAATGCAGATGAATTAAAGACTGCAACCATCTTAATGGACAACACCGTTATAAGACCATTTCAAGAACTTTTAATTGATGCCTTTGACCAAATACTTGCGTTCAATGGTATTGCTTTAAACCTATATTTTAAGACTTTACAACCTTTAGAGTTTACAGATTTAGACAATGTAAAGGATCAAGAAACAAGAGAAGAAGAAACAGGTGTAAAGATGTCTAAAATGGCTTCTGATTTAGAAGACTTTGGAGAAGATGAAGATTTGGAAGATTGGGAGTTAATAGACGAAAGAAAGGTAGATTATGATGCAGAAGATTCTTTAAATGAAGAATTAGAAAAGCTAAACAATCCAAAATTATCTGCATTGTCTAAAATGTACAATTTTGTTACTACTGGAACTGCAAGACCAAACGCAAAGAGCAAACAAGATGGAGAAGCAAAAGGTTTTAAATTCAAAGTAAGGTATCAATACGCACCATTAACTGCAAGTGCTGATAGTAGAGATTTTTGCAAGAAAATGGTAAACGCTAAAAAGATATATCGTAAAGAAGATATTGATATGATGAGTAAAAAAGCAGTTAATGCTGGTTGGGGTTTAGGCGGTGCTGATACCTATGATATTTGGCTTTATAAAGGTGGTGGATCTTGCTCTCATTTTTGGATGCGAAAGACATATAGGTCAAAAAGAAAAGGCGGAACTGCTGATGCTAAAAACCCAAATTCAGAGGTAAGCGTAAACAAAGCAAAAAAAGAAGGATTTAAACCAGAGGTAAACGCAAAAGATGTTGCAAAAAGACCAAGAGATATGCAAGACAGAGGTTTTAAGGATGGTAGAGGAAACTGGACAACACCAAGATAAAAGATAAGATATGGCAACTGCATTATTTATAAGTAGAACGGATTTAGTAAAGAACACTATCATAGATGGTAATGTTGATACTGATTTATTCATACAATATGTGAAAATCTCACAAGAGATACACATACAAAACTATTTAGGAAGCAAATTATATGATAAAATATCTGCTGATATTATAGCTGGTACTTTAACTGGAGATTATTTAACGTTAGTTACAGAATATATACAACCTATGTTAATACACTATGCTATGGTTGATTATTTACCATTCGCTGCATTTTCTGTCAAATCAGGCGGAATATTTAAACATTCTTCGGAAAAC